TTTTTTTGTACTACGAACTGCTCTCCTCCTACATCATTGTACATGATAACGTACAGGTCATATTGCCCATGAAGAACCTCTAATTGCTTTACTAAGAACTGGGGTAATCCTCCTGTCGATAAATGAGGAGTAATGAAAAGTAGTCTTTGCATTATATTAATCTGGGAATGAAAGTAGCCATGTCCTCCTCTTTATGTTTCATTATGTCATTGTAGCTTTTTAGTCCCCAGTTAGCCAACATTAACGTGGTGTAGTTATCTTTTCTTGCCCTGTTCGCTGATGAACTTCTTTTAAGATGCAGTGGGAGATCAAAGGTTTGGGTTCCCTTGGCCGTCGACTTAACTTCCACCAACGCACATTGTTTTTTGGTTTCGTAAACCCAGCTGTCCTGAAACTCAATTAAGTCCAAAAGAGAATCATGTCCTGTCATTTTTACTGAAACTCTTTCTCTAGACATGCTGTCAAATACGGAGCCGTTAGCCGTGGCTCTCGAAGCAAACCAGATTCTTTTATGATCTATGTCGGCCTGTAGCTGTTCGTTGGCTTTTCTTATAAAATTAGTAGAAAAGTTTTGTTTAAAACATATCTTCTTGTCTTCTAAATTATATTTTCTTCTGGCTTGTCGTACTTGTGCATCATAGTCCAAGCCTTCTTTATCAGACTCAAAATCAATAAACCTGATGTCCTTTATTTTTTCGAAAAGCTCCGACTCGTTGCAGCTATCGATAAACTGATACCCAGCGTTATCAATAACAATCATAACAAGGTTAAAGGACGTAACAATATAATACAAATATTTTATATGGTCTTTTAAATCCCCGCCCGCTATAGCGTAATTATGGACAAGGGTTCCTTGGTCTGTTTCTTCATCCATCTCTAAAACTGACATTGCAAAATAGTCGGAAGAAGGGCTGTTACTAAAACTAGGATCGATACCCAATATGTACTTACAACCTTTTTTCCCCGAAATTCTAGTAGTCGGGGTTAGGCCATCTGGAACCGTACATTCGTGCATTTTTTTTGCGCTAAAATAACTATCGCTTCCATCCGTAAATTGAGCACAATATTCCCTTTGAAAAGAAGAGTGGGATTCCCCACCGGATTTAGCCTCCTCGATAATCGTGCGGTCTATCATCTCTTCCGGTAAGGCTTCGTACCCCATTTGGGAAATGAAATATGTCGCGTCGCCCACTTTGTCGTTTGATTTTATTTTTCCTATCCAATCGTTATATGTCCTGTATAAATTTTCAAAAGTGTAAGACGCCGAAGACAAAGCTATCATTCTGGTTTTGTTTTCGAAAACGTATCGGTCCTTTTCTTTCATTACTCCTTTCTTTATCAATTCGTCTTCTTGTTGTCTTATCTCTAACCTCTCTTTCATGTTCTGAGGAGCCACAAGAAACGGCATCAACACAGTTTTGATTGTGTCCTCTGGCAAAAGCATAAACTCGTCAAGCACCAAAACATTAGCGCGAAAACCACGAATCTTTTCCCCACTAAGAGGAATCGCCGTTATGCTCCCTCCGTTGATTTGCCACTCGTAAGCGTCATTTCTCTTAGCCTTGTGTCCGAATGCCTGAGCTAACAATTCAGCACCTTGACTATCTACAAACTTTTCGATGTTTGTAAAAATAAATCTTGCCGTACGGAAAGTAGGGCCAGCTATTAGTATCTTGGTCTCTGGCTCAAACACGCATTGCAAGAAACAATAAACCGCTGCGATAAATGTTTTTCCACAGCCACGGCCCCACACACACATAGAGAAGTTTCTGTTAAACATACCCCTTAAGGTTATCTCTTGATAAGGCGCTAACTTAATTCCTGCTAGCAGCTCGACTGTTAAAGATAAGTTATTTCTGAGGAACTTAGCTAATGAAATTTTAGCTTCCTTATCCTCTAGCTCGCCTTCTAGTTTTTTTAATTCTTCTAGTAGGTTTACGGCTTCTGGATTTTCGTATTTTTCTGGAGAATACCACATTTTGTCATAGTATCTTTAAGTCGTAAGCTAATTGAAGGTCATAATCCCTTGCGGAACAGAGAGTATCAAAAAGAAGTTTTTTGGATACTCTCGAAGCCTCTTTTCTTCCATCTACAAATAAGAATTGTAAATCAGGAAATTCCTGCAGCAAGTCTCTTACGTTCCTGAAAATATATTCGGGCGTGACCTTGACCTTCTTAGAAACGTAAGGAAGCCTATTGAAAACCATGCATTCATTCAGTTTTCTTTCTATCAGCACTACTAAATAAGCGCCAGCGTCTTTTGCTTTCGTTGCTTCGTTTTTAAACCTGTCGAAGCCACCACTAAAAGTCCCTACGAAATCTCTTATTGATTTTCTTTCTATGTAGCAATTACAACATAGCTCTGGATCCTCTAAAGTATAGTCTCCAAATTTGAGGCCTTTGACTTTTATAGGATGACCGAAGTTTAGCGGAGTTTGCTCTCTGGTGTCAGTGCATATTTTTATTTTTTTGTTTATCTTTGGTTTAAAGCTTTCTTTATCAGCTATTGAAGAGAATCTATTTTTTAGCCCTAGATCCTTGCATGTGTTATAGTAACTTCCGAAAATGACTTGGTAGTATTGAACAGGAGGACTCATTATGGTCCTTAGCTCTATTTGCGTAGGAGTATATGTTAGGTTCTTCTTCTTTTTCCTTTTCTCTATGACAGCTATGCAATATTCTTGGGCGTCCGGCAGAGGTTTTGACCTAAGCCATCTTTGCATATTGCCTCTTGAATTGAAATCGTTTTCGAAATAGTATTCTTTTGATTTGAATTTTATGATTTCTCCGTTATACAAATCTTTACGAGTGAAATATTTTTGGTAATAACTAGCCATTCGTAATCCATGAGCCTTTAGATGCCCATGAAGTTGACGTTCGGTTTCGAAACCTTTATCGCATGCCGCGCATTTAACCATTAATAGCCTCTTCTTCTGTTAGACCCAGTATCCTAGCTTTAATTTCATCCATCGAAGTTAATTTTTTGACTTCTTCTTTGGCTGCTTTTTTCTTGAATTCGGCAAGCTTTATCAGTTTGTTCCTGCTCTCTTCTTGTTTCCACATTTGAACTAAGTTTAGTATGCTTGCGTTTTCTTTGATTTGCTTGCTAAGCCTGTAGCTTCTTTTCTCTTTTAGGCTCTCTAATAGCTTTTGTTGACGGGATACACATTGATTGTATTCTGTCTGAGCTGTGCTTATAGCTTCGACTAAGCTCATGGATATCCTTCTGCCTTCGTTATCGTCAGAGACTTCGTCCAGTAGTCGAGACAGTCTTTCCACTCTTCCTTGTATGTTTGCCGAAATAACTACCTCCTGAGACAAAACGATATACTGGTCAACTTCTTCTTGCGTCAGATCAGATTTATTCCAAGTATATCTTATGAAGCTGCTTTCGTACAACTCTCTGTCTGTTACGTTTCTGTAAGTATTTATTTGATGACTAAATCTATAAGTAGAAAGATAGTTAATCAAAGTTTCAATGTTCTTTTTTATTGTGGAAGTTATCTTGTCTCTATCTATTATATCATTGACGTATTTGTTAACTCTGGCTATTGCTCTGTCTTGAGATTTTGGAGGCTTATAAGTTTCAGTATCTGCCTCTGCTCCTAGGTGTTCGGTTATTGGATTTACGCTACCTAAGGTCTCTATACCTTCAGAAGCTAGAAAGTCTCTTACTGCTCTCGTTTCTTTACTGAGTACGGTTATGGTGTCGTCCTTCTTGAGGTATTGAGCCATCTCACGGGGAGTCATTGTTTGGGCATTGTTCAACATGAACTCCTTCTCTTCTTTGGTCCAAACTATTTCGTCCTTGGCTCGGTACTCATGTGCTCCTCTAGCTTTTATTTTTCTTGAGGCTAGAAATTTTTTAACAGCTTTCCCTTCCTTGCTTCTTCCGTCTTTGTCTTCGAATCCTGCCGCTTTTTGTATTAACGCAAGAAGTGGGGGAGCGTCATCTTTGGGGCTATTGTTCCACATGTCTAGAATAGCCTGCTTTTGTTTTGGG